ATGTACCGCACTGCTGTCCAGCTTGAAGATAAGGTTATTGACTTGGCATTTGAGATGGGAGGTGTGGAAGGTATCACACAAAGTGAAGTCAAAGCTTACATCCGTTTCATCGCAGATAGACGACTAACCAACTTAGGCTTGAAGCCCAATTGGGATATTGAAGAGAACCCACTGCCTTGGCTAGATTGGGTGTTAAATGGCGACAGCTTCAAGAACTTCTTTGAAGGCCGCGTAACGGATTACTCAGCTGACGGTATGTCAGGTGACTCATGGGGATGGTAATGAGAAAAGAACGTAAGAAGAAACCACAACGTGAAGTAAAAGAGAAGTTCATGGAAGAACGGACATCACGTCCAGCACTTCAACCTAAGAACAGGACGCAAGCGCGCTACATTGAGGCGATTAACAACTTCACCCAGACCATCAGCTTAGGCTGCGCTGGTACAGGTAAGACTTACATCGCATCAACAATGGCTGCACAGTTATACATGAAAGGAAGTATCGATAAGATAATCCTGACACGGCCTAACGTGCCTTCATCAAGGTCACTAGGTTCCTTTCCTGGAACTTTGGAAGAGAAGATGGCTCCGTGGGCTGCTCCAGTTGTTGATGTCCTAAAGAAGTACATGGGCGGGGCTTATGAGAACGCTGTTAGACGTGGTGCAATCATTGTTGCCCCGTTTGAAACCATGCGTGGCTCATCGTTCAGTGATGCATTCGTGATTATGGATGAAGCACAGAACACCACGCCAGATGAGATGAAGATGTTCACCACCCGTATAGGTGAGAATTGTCACATCGTAATCAATGGTGACATTAAACAGTCTGATGTCCGTCACACAAGTGGGCTTGCCACTATCATTGAGCTAGCGCAGCGTTATAACTTACCTGTGCCTGTGATTGAATTTGGTATTGAGGACGTTGTACGTAGTCCAGAATGTAAAATGTGGATAGAAGCGTTTGACAAATCTGATACATAACCAAGTGTAGCCCTATAAGGAAGCCGAATGACTATTGACAAGTTCCCTATTGTCTCAACTCAGTTGATTGAAGCACTGCGGGAAACCTTTCCCATCACTGAGAGAACGCTGGACCAATCACCTAATGCAATCCAGAAAACTTTAGGTATGTATGAGCTGATTAATTTTCTCGAATACGTCAATGACGTACAAACTAACCCCGACTCGGAGTAAATAATATGTGTTTTGGTTCTACACCTAAACCTAATCCAGCGCCACCACCACCAGCCGACCTAGCTCCGTCTATGCCGCGCATAGGTGCTAACGGTGACGTGGATAATAAACGCGCACAGACCAACAAGAAGAAGCGAGGCACATCTAGCTTGCGGATTGATTCCCAAGTAGGTGGCACTTCTGCTACTGGCATTAACATCCCAAAGAAGTAGATATATATGACAGCTATACGCCAACGCTATGAGCGTTTGGAAGCGGCTCGTCAACCTTTCCTTGATAGAGCAAGGGATGCTAGTAAGTTAACCATCCCTTCTCTTCTACCTCCTGATGGGCATTCAGCACATTCCAAGTTATACACACCGTTCCAAGGTATTGGAGCACGTGGTGTAAACAACTTATCTTCTAAAATGTTGCTGGCTTTACTACCTCCTAACTCACCGTTCTTCCGCTTAACTGTGGATGACTTTAAGTTACAGGAGTTAGCCCAAGAAGAAGGTGCAAGGGCCGAAGTTGAAGAAGCGTTATCCTCAATTGAACGTGCCGTGATGTCAGAGATTGAAGCCTCTTCAACTCGTATTGCTGCATTTGAAGCTATTAAACACCTGTTAGTTGCAGGCAACGTATTACTATACCAACCTGATAAAGGTGGTATGAGAGTATTCCATTTAGACCGCTACGTTCTTAACCGTGACCCAATGGGTAACCCACTAGAAATCATCACCAAAGAAGATGTTTCACCCAGTGCTTTGCCTATAGAAATACGGGAACTACTAGAGTCCTCTGATACAGAAGACACTAGCCAAGATGAACCTGTAGCTCTGTTCACTCACGTAGTCCGTAGAGATGGTAAGTGGAACGTGTCGCAAGAAGTGGCTGGTATTCCTGTACCAGATGCTGAAGGTACTTACCCTCTAGATAAATCCCCTTGGATTCCATTACGACTAAGCCGCATTGATGGTGAGTCCTATGGACGTGGTTACGTGGAAGAATACCAAGGTGACTTAAACTCCCTTGAGACTCTTACACAAGCTATCGTTGAAGCAGCTGCTGCTAGTGCCAAGGTACTATTCTTAGTACGCCCCAATGGTACAACCCGTGCGCGTGTCTTAGCTGAAGCGCCTAATGGTGCTATCCGTGAAGGTGACGCTAACGATGTAAGCACACTGCAAGTCCAGAAATCTGGCGATATGCAGATTGCTTTCCAAACTGCACAGGAAATCAAAGAAAGATTATCTTACGCTTTCTTAATGAACTCCTCAGTACAGCGGAATGCAGAACGTGTTACAGCCGAAGAGATTCGCTACATGGCTTCCGAGTTGGAAGATGCCCTTGGTGGTATCTATTCCATTCTTAGCCAGGAATTCCAATTACCTTTAGTAAACCGCCTGTTACTCCAGATGCAAAAGCAGAAGAAAGTTCCGCAATTGCCAAAGGGTATGGTGTCTCCAACAATTGTCACAGGACTTGAGGCCTTAGGCCGAGGTCATGACTTAAACAAATTAGCTGCAATGCTCGACCACCTAGCTCCTCTAGGCCCTGAAGCAATTCAGAAGTACATGAATGTGGGTGACTACATTACTCGCGTAGGTACTTCATTGGGTATGGACATGGGTGGCTTGATTAAATCTGAAGAACAGATGCAACAAGAAGAACAGCAAGCAATGGCGATGCAAACTGGACAACAGTTAGCCCCTCAAGCCTTTGATGCTATGAAAGAACAGATGCAAGCACAACAAGGAACTGAACAAGCATAATGGTAGATTCTGTAAATATTATCCAAAGTGAAGGCGAAGATGACCAAGCACACATTGATGCAATGGTAGCTAAAGCTGACGGTGATACCCCCCAGACCCCAGATAACCAAGACACACCTGATGAAGGTAGTGAACGGCCTGAGTGGTTACCAGAGAAGTTTAAGACTCCAGAAGATATGGCTAAGTCTTATGCTGCTCTTGAGAAGAAAATGTCAGGCGGTAAAGAACCAGAAGCTTCTGCTACTGAAGACACTCCTGCTGAGATTCCAACCAATGATGAGGCTAAGGACGTTGCTGATAAAGCAGGCTTAGACTTTGATGCTCTGCAAACAGAGTATGGTTCTAATGGACAACTCTCTGATGAAACCTACGAGGCCATCAATAAGTCTGGCATTCCCCGTGATGTAGTTGATTCCTACATCGCTGGTCAAGAAGCATTAGCCACCCGTGTACGCACTGATATGTTCAAGAGCGTAGGCGGTGAAGAGAACTATGGCACTATGATGGAGTGGGCCTCTTCTAGTCTTGATAAGGCTGAAGTCAACGCTTACAACAATGTCATGGGAACCTCTGACCCAGATCAAATTCAACTGGCTGTTCGCGGCCTCCACGCTAAATACCAAGCAGAAAATGGAAGCAACCCTTCTTTAATCTCTGGTGAAACTACTGCAAATGCGGGTACTAAGTTTGAAAGCGTGGCACAGGTTACAGCAGCAATGCGTGACCCTAAATACAAGACTGACCCTGCATTCCGTAAGACAGTCGAAGCTAAGTTAGCGCGCTCTAGCGTTATCTAAGCAAATCGGGTAGGTCTTTCTATAGGTCTATCCAAACCTCCTCTTATAAAGCTCAAAGCTAAACCACTGACAAATACATTGCCCTTGCGGGGGAGAACACTGTGGGAGTCACGGAAAGGCCGAAGCCTCAAGAGAACAAAAACTTGAAACTTCAACACCTCTCTAAGGACTATTAAAATGAGTAATGCAACTGTATCACGTCTAGGCCAAGTCAATGGCGCTGGCGCAACTGACGCACTATTTCTAAAGCTATTCGCTGGCGAAGTAATCACCCAATTCGAAGAAAAGAACGTAATGGCTCCATTGCATTCTGTTCGTACAATCTCTAACGGCAAGTCTGCCTCTTTCCCAGTAATGGGTACTGCCTCTGCTTCTTACCACTCTGTTGGTGAAGAAATCCTTGGCGGCTCCATGAAAGCAGCTGAGAAAGTTATCTCTGTTGATGATTTGTTGGTAGCCCCAGCTTTCATTGCAAACATTGATGAAGCTAAGAACCACTATGATGTTCGTTCTACTTACACCAAAGAGCTTGGTAACGTACTAGCTAACACCTACGACAAGAACATCTTGCGCGTAACTGTAGCTGCTGCCCGTGCTTCTGAAACCATCACTGGTTCTGGCAAGTCAGGCACTGTAATCACCAAAGCTAACTTCACCTCTTCTGCAAATATCGTAGCTGCTTTGTTCGCCGCTGCTGAAGAGTTTGACGGTAAGGACATCCCTGAAGATGAACGCTATGCCGTTGTATCTCCTGCTATCTACTACAAGCTAGCTCAAGACACCACTGTCCTTAACAAGGATTGGGGCGGTTCTGGTGCATACGCAGACGGTAAGGTATTACGCATTGCTGGTATCACCATTGTTAAGTCTAACCACTTACCAACTGGTGTGCAGACTGCTGATGCTGGTGAGAACAACACTTACGCTGCTGACTTCTCTAAGACTAAGGCTGTGGTATTCCACAAGTCTGCTGTCGCTACAGTGAAGTTGATGGACTTAGGCCTTGAGTCTGAGTACGACATCCGTCGTCAAGGTACTCTATTCGTAGCTAAGTACGCTATGGGTCACGGTATCCTACGTCCTGAAGCTGCTATTGAATTAGCACTTACGTAGACATTAAGTACGTTTCTAACTTATAGAAACACTCTAGGGGAACTTCGGTTCCCCTTTTTTTCTTTTTT